TAACAAAGAAGATTTCTTTTAAAAGATTTGAGGTCGAAGGCGCCCAAGAACAGCTGATGACAAACCAGGTGGGCCTTTATGACGAACTTAAACTGCCTTATAGTACAGATATCAGTATGGTCGGAAATAACTTATTTATTCCAGGAAGCCAGATATATATTAATCCCAGTAATATTGGGTTTGGTTCTCCGACAGATCATGAATCACCTGCCTTTAAAATAGGCCTGGGAGGTTATTACACTGTTTTAAAGATTGCAACCTCCTTTAATGATGGCATTTTATCGACAGACTTGGAGTGTACTTTTGGATCCCACGCTTCATATACAGTCAATCTATCGGGAGAGAAAATAAAAGAAAAAAGAATAGACTCTCTAGACTCGCCAGAAGCCAGTAACGACGCTACACCGCAAGAGATCCCGGATTTAGATATCAACAATGTTCTTGTTGCGCAGAGTCACTACTTACAACAACTACAACTGCTTAAAAATCCAACAACAGGAGAACAGGTATTGGACGCTCATACAGCGAAACAAATTTCAAATGATTATATTTTACACCAAGATTCTAATCTTGTCGCCATTCCTGGAGTATTGGGTAAATCAATTAACTCTCAATCTGGCGCCGTAAGATATAATTTAAGTACTGGCCAGTCTGTAGAAATCGACGACGGCGCCCACGCAGACGAGGCAGTAAAGTTAGTTAAAAGTTCGGTAACCACACTCAGTTCAGCTAATCCAACCTCAGCGAATACAGGCAGCTAGGCTTAGGAGAGATTATCATGGCTAAAGAAATAAGATTTTTGGGCGGTTCTACTCCGTTTTTAAGGACGGAGTTTGAGGAGCGGCTTAAATATAAAAACCTTATTAATCTCCCCGGAATGATAGACACATTATATGATCAACGTGCATATGGGCTAATTAACAAGAATTTTGAACCAGTTTATCTTGTTAACGATCAAGAAGTGCTGTCAAACTTTCCGAATTTAGCTGATGGAGTATTTTGCTTGAACTTCGTCGCGGCCGCCTTTAAAAACTTTAGAAGAGACTACACCGGACGCATTTCCAATACAAACCTAGGTTTTCCGCCTTTCTTAGACCAGGTCATCCCCACTGCTGGTCATGTACCCTTCGAGGAGGCCTATTCTGATTATTCGATTTATACTGGTGTAAAATATTCTACTTTTTTGCAGAATGACACAAGAATAAACGATTATAATTGTTACTTGACCGCGATAAAAGAGACTTTCATGCAAAACTTAAAATCTTTTCCTATTACGCGCAGCGGCTTTTTGCTTTCAAGGCATAGTAATATAAGAACTTCTGGGTTAGTGTTGGAGTTAGCAAATCTAGATTATAACCGAGACTTGGAAAAAGGACAAATAATACAAAGTCAAGAATTCCAGTGCTTTATTGACTATGCAAACGTTGCAGGGTTCTATGTTGATAAGTTTAATCCATGGCGCCTCTACGCAGATCTTAATAGTTCTGCCATGGCTTCACAAATCCGTAGAGCAGCACCCCCTGCAGCCGGAGAATATAATCAAAATAATGACACCGAAAAGGTCCTCAATTCAATCTACCGCCTCCGGTCTCAAGAGGATGACCTTTACGACTTGCAAGATTTCATAATAAAAACTTACAATGATATAAAGAAAAGGGTTCCATTTTATACGAAAACAGTGTATAATAATACTAGCAATACAGCAAACAATAAGAGTATCTTCCGCCCGGACATAAATTTGCTGACAGCAGAAGAGTGGCTTGAAATGCTCTTAATGGTCCGCCTTCTAGAGCTGGGCAGATATACAGATCCGACTTTTAAGACTCTTAAAGGTTCGGTGTTGCAAAACTACAGAATTTATGGCACGAAACAAGCCATTGGCAGAATTGGCCAAATATGTTCACAGATTATAAAAGAGAATTATGAAAAAGGAAATTCAGATACTTCAACCCCTTGACGTTGAAAACAATTGCATCGGAATCCACTATAAAAATAAACTTACATTTGAAGATTTCCAATCGGTCGCAAAAGAAGGCGACATCGCCTGGCAGCACTCTCACATTTTTGAAGAAGACCAAAAGTATACCTATCTTAATTTATTTATTAAAAACAAGGATTTAACACAATATTCGCAAGACCCTACAGCACTTAACTCATGCCAATCGCTTCTGGAGTCTCAAAAGCTAGCTGCAATAACGGCGCAGGTTGATTTTTCGGATCTCTGCTTCTTTGAGCTTCTTCCCGATCATTTACTTAAAAAATGGTTTTCCCTCCGAGAGCTTGCCATGCAAAATATCGCAATGAAAGTGGAGAGGCCACCTGATTACGAGATTCTTCATAGAATTCACGTACTTACGGCAAATGTAGCAAAGCAGGCCATCATCATCAACGGCCAAGAAGAAAAAATAAAATATGATATCTTCTCCTCCGCTACGGGCCGCTTATCGACCGCAAAAGGTTCATATCCTATACTCAGTGTTAGTAAAGAAGAGAGAAGTAATGTGGTACCCCAGAACGATCTTTATTTAGAGATTGACCTTAATGGGGCTGAGATAAGGACACTGCTGGCTTTCTCAGGGATTGACCAACCACTCGAAGATATTCACATGTGGAATATGAGAGACCTGCCGCCTTGGATCACCCGCAAAGAAGCAAAAGAGGAATTTTTTGCATGGCTCTATAATCCTGCATCCGAGAACAAGAATTATGAGAAATTTTATAATAAAAAAGCATACTTAGACCACTTCGACGGCACGTCTGTTACCACCCCTTTTGGAAGAAAGCTACCAGTCGATGAAAGAAAAGCATTAAATTACTTGCTTCAATCAACAACATCTGATATAGTATTATATAACACATACGAAATTATGAAGAAGTTGAAGAAAAAGAAAAGCTTCGTAGCTTTCACAATGCATGACTCTGTGGTTCTTGACTTCGCCAGAGAAGACTACGATTTGGTTTCAGAATTAAAAGATATTTTTGAAAAGAACATGTTCGGCAGGTTCTTATCAAGTGTTAGAATAGGAAAGGATTTCGGCACAATGAAGGAAATAGTAATTTGAAGAATATATTGGCTTTAGGTAATGCTGCATGCAATATAGTTAATGCCTTATCCAGATACAACGCCTACAACATTTATAGAATATGCAACGAAGATGCTGATCCAGGTAAGAACACTTACGTTATACCTGAATTAGCTCACGCAGAGGATTACGAGAACTTAAACATTCTGAGTAAAATTAAATTTCTGAAGAGCATTAAGGAAGAGGTAACTTTTTTTGTCTGCGGGGCATCAAGGTCAAGCGCTCTCACCCTTAAGATACTGGAATCCTTACATAAAAAAGGCGTAAAGATAAAGGTGGTATATTTCCAACCAGAAATCGAATTCTTATCAGAAGAACAAATTCTGCAGGAACGCTTAACCAGAAACGTCTTGCAAGAGTACGCACGATCTGGCGTATTCCAAGACATTACGCTGGTCGCGAACAAAGCACTAGAAAATTTTAGTGAATCTCTTAACGTTTTTGATTATTATAAACAAATTAATTCTATTTTTTGCGATTCTTATCACATGACTGAAGTCTTCAAGAACACCAAACCAGTTATGTCAACGTTTTCAAGGATTAAGGAATCGTGCAGAATAAAGTCTCTAGGGATAAGTACTGCGGCCTGCGAAGATAAATTATTTTCTCCTTTCAGTCAGGAGGTAGAGGTGTTATACTATTTTGGTATTAACGAAGAAAAGCTGAAAACTCAAGGAAACTTCTTCAGAGAGCTTACAACCAGTGTGAAAGGCAGAATGACCGAAGAAACCAAAGCATATTTTGGTATCTACCCCACGGACTACGAAGATGACTACATTTATGTAGAATATTTTTCTCCAAAAATTCAACAAATAACTGTTGACACAGAATAAAAAATATAGTATTATATAAACAGTTGGTCAGGATATTTGCTGACCTGCTATAGCCAAACGTGCAAAAAACAACATACCATAGGAGGTAACATAAAATGGCACTTAATTTAGACGCAATGAAAGCGAAGTTAGATAAACTAAACGGAAGGGGAGATGGAAAGAACCAGTTCTGGCGACCTGACGACGGTGAGAGCAATATTCGTATTGTTTCTACATCTGATGGTGATCCCTTCAAGGAAAGAAGCTTCCACTACAATGTAGGAACATCAGGGTTTCTCTGCCCAAAACGAAACTTCGGAGACGAATGCCCAGTCTGCAACTTTGCAAACAAGTTGTGGAATGAGGGTACAGAGGAGAGCAAGAAACAAGCAAAGGATCTCTTTGCAAAGCAACGCTTCTTCTCACCAGTTCTTGTCAGGGGAGAGGAAGACCTAGGTATCCGCATCTGGGGATATGGGAAGATGGCTTATGAAAAGCTCCTGACCATTGTTCTTGATCCGGATTATGGAGATGTTACGGACCCTGAGAACGGCAACGACCTCAAGCTCATGTATGGAAAGCTGCCAGGTGCATCCTTCCCTAGAACTGACATTCGTCCACGACCCAGAAAGACCATCCTTTGTGATGACGCTGTTGGTGGAGATGAGCGATGTGCAGAGTTACTGGAAACTATTCCAGACTTTGACACACTCTTTGACCGTAAGAGCACCGAAGAGGTCCAATCTATTTTGGACCAATTCATGGCTTCCGACGCCGGAAGCAACGACCTTGAGAAGTATGGCGCCAGCACAAGCGCTGACAAGCCTGCAAGTTCTGTTGAAGCCGCCTTCAACGACCTTCTGAACTCGTAAAGGTGGTGCACTGTGGCTAAATCCAAAGTAACAAAGCTTAAAAAAGGCTCATTAGATATAGCAGCAGTCCGTAGCATTATCAATAAGAAAGCTGGCCGCCAAGTTGCTCATTCACTACACGATAACAATCCGACAGAAGTGAAAGAGTGGATCCCAACGGGATCCAGGTGGCTGGACTCTATTATTTGTAAGGGGAAGCTTGCTGGCATACCTGTCGCCAAAATATCTGAAATTGCAGGGTTGGAATCAACCGGCAAATCATTTTTGGCTGCGCAGGTTGCCGGTAATGCTCAAAAGATGGGAATTGACGTGGTTTACTTTGATTCAGAGTCAGCCATTGACCCATCCTTCCTTGAACGTGCCGGCTGTGACCTCGACAGGCTTATGTATATCCAAGCAGAATCTGTAGAGTTTGTCCTCGAAACGATTGAAGAATTGCTCGGGACTGGAAATAAATGGCTGTTCATCTGGGACTCACTAGCCCTAACACCTTCTCTTTCAGATGTCGCTGGAGATTTTAACCCTAACGCTGAAGTTGGCAAGAAAGCCAGAATTCTGTCTAAGGGGATGTCAAAACTTGTTGTACCAATTGCGAATGCCGATGCAACATTGCTGATTCTCAATCAGCTTAAAACTAACATTACGAGATCTCCATCAGAGGCAATGACAACACCTTATATGACCCCTGGCGGCAAGGCCCTTTCTTATTCTTATTCATTGAGAATATGGCTCACTGGCCGAAAAGCCAAAGCCTCATTCTTGGTGGACGATAATGGATACAGGATAGGGTCAGAAGTCAAGGTCAAACTTGAGAAATCTAGGTTTGGGTCCGCCGGCCGCACCTGCAACTTTAAGATCCTCTGGGGTGACGATGATATTGGTGTTCAAGACGAAGAAAGTTGGTTTGATGCAATCCAAGTATCACAGAGACTTTCGCAGTCTGGAGCATGGTTTGCTCTAGCTCAAAATGACGGCACTGAAGTTAAGTTTCAGCGCAAGCAATGGGCAGAGAAGCTTCAGGACCAAAATTTTAGAGAAAGTGTCTTGACAATCATCGACGAAGATGTTATTATTAAGTTCAAGAATAGAGAAGGTAAAGCTGACGATTTCTACGATACGGATGACCCGGTCGAGAAGACTTAGCAGAAAAGCATAAAGCCCGCCTCTTCTGGCGGGCTTTTTTTATGGAGAAAATAATGAAAAGAGTAATGATCGTTGACGCATTCAATCAGTTCCTACGGGGATATATCGTCGACCCAAGCAAAAACCCCAATGGCCAGCCAATCGGTGGTATGAGAACGTTCATCAATATAATGAACAAGATTACCAGAGAGATCGAACCTGATATGATTGTGGTTGTCTGGGATGGTCAAGGCGGTTCAAAGAAACGTCGAGCCATGAACAAAAACTATAAAGCTGGCAGAAAGCCTCTTAGGGTTAACTGGTCCTCAGACGAGATGACAGCTCAGGATACAGATAACAATAAGTTGTGGCAACAGCTGAGAGTAGTGGAATACCTGAACCAGACACCAATAATCCAGTTTATGGAAGCTGAAGTGGAAGCCGATGACGTAATCTCTTATGTTAAGTCTTCCTCGATGTTTGAAGACTGGCAAAAAGTAATTGTGTCCGCGGACAAGGACTTCATTCAATTATTGGATGATAAGACACTTCTTTTCCGGCCGATACAAAAGGAAGTTTTAAATAAGAATTCAGTAATTGAAAAGTTTGGTATTCATCCTAGAAACTTTGCCCTCGCCCGAGCCATGGCCGGAGACCCAAGTGATAACCTGCCAGGCGTCCCTAGGGTCGGTATGGGTACAATAGCGAAACGCTTTTCATTTCTCAGTGAAGAAAAAGATTACTTTGTATCTGACCTTATTGAGGAGTGTCAAAATTCAGAAAACCAAAACCTAAAAATCTATACCAACGTTATAGAGTCGGAACAGCTGATAAAGGAGAATTATAATATTATGCAGCTCTCTTCCCCTCAGATATCCCCTCAGTCTAAAAATAGGATAGATGAAACGTTTGAAGGGTATAAGCCACACTATAACCAAACAGAAGTAAGAAAATTGATGATTCAGGACGGTGTTTTAACTGTAAACATGCAAGATCTAGAACAGAAATTTAATGATATTATTACTTCCTTTTCTGATTAGAATCTGCTATAATATATATATATTACGTTAGGACACGGTATGGAAACGGAAGTTAGTTTTTCAAAATTCGGGAAGTCATTCCAAGAGGATTTATGTCATCTTGTATTGAATGACAGGCCATTTGCAGATCAGATGTTTGAGGTTCTTGACCTCGGCTTCTTAGAATTAAAACATTTAAGAGTTTTTATTAATTGTATTGTAAAATACAGGAAGAAATACGGGGTACACCCCACTTCCAATATTATGCACTCCATCATACGCACCGGCCTTGATGGGGAGGCAGAATCAGTAAAGGTTCGAATCCGCGAATATTACGCCCGAGTATTATCTAAGGGTCATATTCCTAAATCATCGGAATACATCAAAGATACTGCTTTAGACTTTTGTAAGAAACAAAAACTGAAAGAAGCACTGATTAAGTCTGTTGACCTGATTAAGTCTTCTTCTTTCGATGAAGTTTCCAAAGTTATAGACACAGCACTCAAGCTGGGTTCTGACAATTCTTTTGGATATGATTACCTTGCTGATTTTGAAGAACGTTTTCAGCTTAAAGCCCGTAACCCAGTTTCCACTGGCTGGACACTAATCGACGAAGTCGCCAAGGGAGGCCTAGGCAAAGGCGAATTAGGGGTTGTGGTGGCACCTACTGGTGCGGGCAAGTCCATGGTGCTGGTACACTTAGGTGCCCAGGCCTTATTGCAGGGAAAGAACGTTCTACACTATACATTAGAACTTGGAGATACTATTGTCGCGTCAAGATACGATTCCTGCATCACCGGAGTAGAATTGCGCAACCTGACAGTCTTTAAAGAAAAAATATATGATGAAATAAAAGATTTAAAGGGGAAGTTAATAGTAAAAGAATACCCAACAAGATCCGCTTCAATTCAGACAATCAAGAATCATATTGATAAGTTACGGAGGAGGGACTTTGTACCAGATATGATTATTTTGGATTACGGCGATCTGATCAAGCCAGAATCGTCAAAAAGAGACGAGAAAAGGCACCAATTGGAAACTATTTATGAAGAGCTTAGGGGCCTAGCCCAAGAGTCAAGATGTCCGGTCTGGACCGCCTCGCAAACAAACAGATCCGGACTGAATGCAGAAGTTATAACAATGGAGTCAATTTCAGAGGCTTTCAACAAATGTTTTGTAGCAGATCTTATCTTTACAGTTTCTCGGACAATAGAAGATAAAAGCACCAACACTGGCCGTATCTTTCTGGCAAAGAATCGAAACGGCCCTGATGGATTAGTATTTCCTATTTTCATGGATACTAGTAATGTAAATATAAAAGTTCTAAGCCAAACAAACGAGTCGATCAGTGATATAATGGAGAAATCTTCAAAGGAACGATTGGATAATCTTAAACAAAAGTACGCATCATTTAAAAAGGAACAAAAGGGAGAAAAATAATGGAAATATCAAACAAGATCTTATCAGAAATAACAGTGCACATGAAATATGCTAGATACCTGGAAGAAGAAAAGCGAAGAGAAACATGGAAGGAATTAGTAGATCGTAATATGAAAATGCATCTTAAAAAGTTCCCTCAACTCGAACTCCAGATTATAAAAGCTTATAAAATGGTTATGGATAAGAAGATATTGCCATCAATGAGGTCGATGCAGTTTGGCGGCAAGCCAATTGAAGTCGCTCCTAATCGTATTTTTAACTGTGCGTTCATGCCAATCGACGACATCAGAGCATTTAGTGAAACAATGTTTCTTCTCCTCGGCGGCACCGGCGTAGGATATAGCGTACAGAAGCACCATGTTGAACAACTGCCAGAAATTAGAAAGCCCAGCTCTAAGCGCACACGACGTTATCTAATCGGCGACTCAATCGAAGGCTGGGCTGATGCAATCAAGGCTCTTGTCCGGACCTATTTCCATGGGGGCTCACGCCTCCGCTTTGACTTCTCTGACATTCGCCCCAAGGGAGCCCTCTTGGTGACCTCTGGTGGCCAAGCTCCGGGCCCACAGCCCCTTCGGGAGTGCCTAGTGAAGCTGGAGGGCATGTTCTGTGAAAAAGAAGACGGAGACAAGCTTGAACCAATTGAAGTTCACGATATGATTTGTCATATTGCGGATGCTGTCCTTGCAGGTGGAATTAGGAGAGCAGCCCTCATATCTTTATTTTCAGCAGATGACCAAGAGATGATATCAGCTAAGGCCGGCGATTGGTGGGAGAAGAACCCTCA